GCAAAGCCTTGCACTGGGTAGTTCTTGATCATCGTGAAGTGTGTCACGCTACCGTTGCTACGTCTTGTCACATCAGGGAAAGCGTACTGTCTGCCACTCACATTAGTGATCTTCATGAACCGCATTGCTTCATCAGCTAACTTCTTGTGCCACTTAGCTACGCCTTTGTATTTCTCTGTGAAGTGTTCGTAGTATGCAGCAACAGCCTTGCTTCTACCGTATCCAGTAGCTCCGAAGAGTGGAGCAAAGGTGTGGGCCTTGGCCTCCTGTCGTGACGTAGGTTCACCTGCATCAGTGATAACTTGTGCTGTGTAACTGTGTACATCAAACCCTGTAGCAATTTCTTCCATAGCAACTTCATCTTGTGCAAGGAACGCAGCCGTGCGAAACTCAAGCTGGGCAAAGTCAGCCTCACATATCTTACCACCACTCCACCTTGACACGAAGACACGTTTCACGGGGAAGGTTCCACCTCTTGGCATGTTTTGCATGTTGGGATTGCGTCCAGAGAATCTACCTGTACTGGTGATGTGCTGAGTGAGTCCCACGTGTAGCATCCCTGTGGTTGGCTTTCTATAAATGTCGATACCATCAACAAAGCTACTAAGGTAACTAGAAATAGCAGAAAGCCTTTTAACGTCAGTAAGAAAGTCCACAGCACTATCCATGCCATTATTCTTAGCAGTCGCAATGAGTACATCCAAGTTGTCTTTGCCTGTGCCAAACCCATTAGCTGTTACCCACTTCTTACTTGGTGCAGCAAAGCATAGCCCTGCCATCTTGTTGATCTTCTTTAGCTGATAGCCACGTGCATCACAATCCTTACAGTTGTTAGGCTTCTTGAAGCGTGTACCATCCTTCTTTACTTTGTACGTTTTGCCTTCCCCATTGCATGTCGGGCAGGTGAAAGCCTTGGTACGGAGTATCGGAGTCGAGTTAGCTTTAACCGCCGCTTTAAACTCTTCTTGTGTTTCAACATAGTCGAAGAGCGCAGCCCATTCCTTTTTGTTATTGATCGCAACTGAGAATACAACTTGGGACATTTGCTCTGGAGAGTTGAGATTGATAGGTGTGTCCCCCATAAGTTCCCTGACTTGCTGCTGAAGACGTTCTTCGATCTGTGCTTTCTCATTCTGAAACTCCTTACGCACTACTTCAAGGGCGTTGTTATCCACACAGAATCCTGACATGTACATTCTTGTGAGGGTTTTACAGGTGTTGAAGGTGACTTCTCTGACTGGAAGAAGGGAAGCGGATTCTGGTTGGGCGTAGTCGTGTTCTTGACTGAGGAACAACTCACGAGTTGTGAGCAGATCATGCCTGAGATAAAAACTAAGCTCGTTGAGAGGTATTTCATTTGTGTTGTATCCTTCCTTGAAGTAACGCTTCAGCGTGTCATCCTTCTGGAAGTCTAGCTGTCTGCGTTCAGCACATGCCTCTAACCCTACAGGTATCTTCTGTCCACGCATAAGCAGGTACTCTGCTAGCATCGTGTCATAGATAGGACCATCATACTTGTAGCCACATTCCCATAGCCACATCAAGTCATGCTGTGCATTGTGCATGATAAGTAGAGTAGTCATGTCTAGGATAGATTGAAGCACGGCTCTACCGTTACCACTTGTATCCTTGTACTCTACATGGTCAAGCGTAATGATGTTCTCATTCTTCCAGTTATCTACATCAAGAACACCTACCTGTGTCAGTGTATTGCCTGGCTCAAACGGGTCCATGATAGTCTTGCCATCACGTTTAGTTGTTGTGTTCTCTACATCTAATACATTACGCAAGGTACTGACTCCGTTCACCGTCTAACTCACAGTGTACTACACCATGCCATCCACCTTTCAGTTTATTCTTTGCAATGTTGAGGTGGCGTTGGTTGCCCTCTTCATCATCCTCACCTTCAACAGGTCTATTCTTACTGATAAGCACCATAAGGTCAGCCTCTGCTGCCTTGCCTGTCTTTGATCCTTCTAGCATTGACTGATCTACACGTACCATACCTTCAGCTACAGCAGATAATTGTGACATCCATATGATAGCGCAACCGTATTGCTTAGCGATGTTACGTGCATGGATAGCTGCCTCTTTCAGATACACATCTGACTTGTCACTTGTCTTAGCTGCAAACTTATCACCCATGTCTAACACTACAATGTCTGGCTCGTATGCTTTAACGATAGCCTCTACCCATGACATGTCTTTGCCTGTGCTATCCTTGATAAAGATGTTCTCTTTGACAGGCTTGTAGCGTAACGCAGCGACAGGCATGTTGTTCTTAACTTCATCCATGCTCATACTGGTAGCGGCACTAAGGTAACGTGCACCTACACGCTCATAGCTTTCCTCATTACAGAGGATCATACACTTAGCGCCTTGGTGTGCGAAACCATCTGGTGCAGCGATAGTGCTAGCGTGGAAGCTAGTCTTACCTGTGTTAGGACGTGCACCTACAACAACTAAGTGACCACCACTGATACCCTCAACCTTACGGCGTAGGGATGGTATGTTCCACTTCCATTGTGACTGAATGTCGTTAGCTTCTAGTAGTGTCTCAATGCTGATGTCATCCCAGTCTACTTTTAGGTTAGGCATGAAGTCATCTTGATAGTCACGCAGTAAGTTACGCAAAGGTTCAAGTGTGTTCTTGCTACCGTTAACATAGTCAAAGCCAAGGTTAGCAATCTCTTCACCTACTACCTGTTGGAATAGCTTAGACAGTACATCATCAGCTATCTCTTTGTTGAGTGGGTTCTCTCTAGCAATCTTGTTGAACAGATCACGATACGCTTCCTTGTTAGCTGTAGTCATGCTGTTATTGTTAGCATAGAACAAAGCTTCTAACTCAGATGGTGTCAGTGTCTTGTCATACGTATCCATTGCGTAGTCTAAGGTCTGCTTGATCTTACGTACATCCTTAGTGAATATCTTATCAGGGCAACGGATACCCTTATGATTCTCATAGAACTCTTTGTCCAACATCGTGCGGAGTAAAGCTAGTTCCATCATGTTGTGTCTCCTCTAAGACTGTGGTTAGGCGTACTCTTTCTTCTTTGTGTACTGCCTATCCTGTATTTCTTTCTGTAAGTATGCGATCTCACACTGGATCAACTTACGCTCATATGCTTCAAGCTTAGGGTGTTGTAGCTTAGCTTGCCATTCCTTTAGTTCTTCTTGTAGCTCTTTCATTTTACATCTCCTTGTGACCAGTAGTCCCAGCTTTCAATATGACTACCGTCATACACAGCGTCAAGTGCATTGTCAAACTTTTTGTTATTGATGTACATGCGACACGCTTCTAGTACTTCATCAACAGGTAGGTCAACATAGACATAGCCAAGCGGTACACGGGTATCAACTATTGCTGTTTTTGGCGGGTTGGAATCTTGCATAGAATGCTCCTTCAGGTGACTTAAGTGCAGCCATAATATCTAGTAGCTGCTGATATGTTATAGATATAATCTCGTGTCTGTTTAACTCTTCTACGAACTGGCGAAGGAATACTATCCCATCATCAGCTATGATAATCTCTATGTCTTCACATGTATCCGACTCATCTAATGACTTGATGATAGCTGCGTCAGGCTCAAACTCTACAGTGTACATTATTCTTCCTCCAAACAGAAACTACAAAAGTCATCTTGCGCTGGGCCACCACAGCTTACACACTTGTTTGTGTCATCAGTACCAAACTCATACTCTGTTAGTTCATCTTTCTGGTGCTTGATGTGATCCTCAATAAAGTCATACACTATCTGAAGATCAAGCTTTGCTGCTGCACAATACAGGACTAGCCTCAAACCTTCCTCTGCTAGTAAGCCACGGGCATGTGCGTCCATGTGAAACTTGTATGTTGCACTGCCATCTTCATGTTCTTCGACAGTCTCAACGCCCAGTATTCCTGCATCTGTGTTCATCATCCTTCTCCTTATAAGTGAGCCTTTTTACACCTTGCTCAGGGTGGTCACGGTATTGAGTGCATCACAGTTTGCCACTCCGTGTCAGAACTTCGCCGTAAGAGGCCACATACTAGTCAGGAATCTTTAGTCGGGTCTAACTCGTTTTTTATTGAGCACATCACAGTTGGTGCTTCGTGTTAGAACTTCGCCGTAAAAGGCCATATACTAGTCAGGAATCTCTAGTCGGGTCTGACTCGCCGTTAACTCAATCCTCGTATGCTCGTAATGCTTCCCACGATATAGGGTATAGTTTAGCCATAACATCTTCGATCTTCTCAGCTACGATACGTGTCTCAGCCTGGGTGTCTTCCTTCAAGCGTAGTCCACACATCTTAGCGAAAGCATACAGTGTACCTGACCAGTACCACTCTGTCATCATAGACTGTGGTAAATTCATACGTGCTTGTTCAGGTGTTACACCTTCATCTAACTGTTGCTTGTATAGCTGAAGTATTACGTTGTTGTGGTACTCTATGTTAGCATTAGTCTTTACTACACCTGCACTGCCTTGCTTCTTATCTTGTGCACGTCCACGCCATACATCAGGGACGTAGAACTCTGGTTCACTATCCACGTAGCGACGACTGATCTCATTCCAAGGCATGTACTCATGCTTAACTAGCTGACGTGCTACAAACACTGGAGCTTTGACATAGAAGGTAGTGAACGTGTGGTTGAACGGTGACTTGTGTTTATGCTTAGCAAGGTACTTGATCAGTCGATCATCCTTGTGTTGCAGTACCTTAGCTTCACCATTGTGTACACGTGGCATGTAGTCTGACTTCTTATCAAAGCTAACACGTGCAGCATTAACTACAGATAAGTCATCACCCATGTGATTCACGTAAGTTACTTCTATCATTTAACTTTTACCTCCAAACAAACTACTGTTTCTCCTTGATGGTTTAGCATTACCTCTGCTTCAGTCAATGCCTTAGTACATTCTTCTTTCTTAGGATAAGTATTTATTTGATAATACTCTACCCCTTGACTGTTAGTCATTTGTATCCAGAGTAATACCCATACCATTAAACTAACTCCTTAAGTTTGATTATATCAGACTCTACCTTATACTTCAGGTCATCGTCAAGTCTTAATGCTCTTGTGTCTAACCCTGTCCATGACTCTATCTCTCGCTTGTATGCCAAGGTCTTGTGTGCAGCATCAGGGTCTAACGCTACAATTATCTTGTAGTAGTCCTCTAAATGTTTCATCATTGTAACATTAAGTGATGTACCAAGGATAGCTAGACCAGTCAAACCTGGTACAGTCTTAGCTGCTGACACTGCACTAATGACATCCTCTACTAAAATAACTACACCATTAGGCTTACCTATAGTACGTTTGTATACATTAGCTACCCCACTGTATCTGTACCACTTTGGTATAGCTCCATCTAACGCACGTCCAACAGCATCAATAAGTCTACCATCATGTCGTATTGGGAACACAGTGCGTCGATCTTTGACATCGTACATCAAGTATTCATACTCTAAGTCCCAACGCTTGACAAACTTAGTGTGTAGTGTGTGCTCTGCGCTGGGTGTGACAACATGTTCAGGCCACGTAAGCAACTCTTGTTCCTCTTTCTGTTTGTGTTTCTCTTGTGGGCGTAACCTACCCATGATCTCTTCCGCTGTCATGCCTGTACTGGTTGCACCTTTGATGCGACAGTCAAGCTTGTAGCAGTTGTATAGCACAGTGCCATCCTCTTTGGTAGCAGTGAATGTGTTCTTACCACCACACCACGGACAGGTAGCACGGTATTGCATTCCTTCTTTTATATCAAGACCTTCTACGTACTTCTTAACGTTCTGCATTAAGTCTTACCTCTCTTAGCTAGTGCAGTCTTAGCACCACTGAATGTGTTTACCATGTAAGGTGTAACTGAATCAGGGCTACGGTGTCCACTGACTTGCATGATGTGAGCCAGGTCAGCACCACCTTCTACCATCTCAGTGATAGCAGTGCGGCGTAAGTCCATAGCAGTAATATTCTTTGGTAGTCCTGCAGCATCCTTGACTTCATTGATAACATCATCAATCTGATCTACTGGGTAAGGCACATAAGCTCCTGCTACAGGCGTTGTCTTGGGTGCAACATATTGCTGAAACCCAAAGTCCTCCTTCTGCTGCTGTAGCATGGC